TGAATCACACAGATGATATATATCATCTGTGTGATTCATTTATTGAATTCTCCTTTTCGGGTTTATATTTATAATATTTTTAAGAATATAATAAAACGGGATAAGGCTTATTATTAGCCTTATCCCATATATTTTATTTAGAACCAACCACCTTCACCGTCATCGTCGTAGATCGTTGCTGCATGAGTTCCGAAATCATCGAAACCATTATAGTCATGAGATCCACCACGATCGTTCAGTTCAAAGAAAGCATTGGTAGAAATATTCTTAATACCAGCCACATCTTTCTGACCAGTGAATACGTTTGTTTGATACTCAAGTAGATCATCTTTCGTTTTGATATCACGCTTCTTAGCATGACGCTCAGCAAGTTTCTCGTCATCATAATCCATCATTTCTCTAGCCGTCAAAATGTCAGCCCAGAAAGGATTATTATACATATCCATCTCATCATCGTCGTCAACACTTCTACGTTTATTGTAGTCAGTGATCTTAGAAGCGAATATAGAATCAGCTACAGTGTTAGTTCTTGTCTCTTCACCATCGGTATAATAGAGACCAAATCTAGCACGGTTGTTACCCATTCTCTTGACATACATCGCAATCAGATATGCAAGTACAACGTCATCGTGGGTTCCGCTAGTAGCTTCAATACGAGTAGGTGTCTTGTACTCAAGTGTCTCAATCTCTTCAATCATCTCTCTGCAGCAGATCTTCTCTCTTTCATTTCTGATCATGCCGAACAGAATGTCAAAGTATTTAGGTCTGTTCTCTGCATTGGTGTTGACACCATAGACAATATTATCACGAGACTGAGGTTTGGAGAAACCATTCTTCTTCTTTTCCTTAACAACTGTCTTAGTCGGCTCATAATAGAGAGCATGTTTCATCGTCGAGTTCTTGATGTATTCAATGATCGTATCGATGTTATTCTCCACTACGATTACCGAGTTCGGAATGTATTTGTTAAAGAGAGTATAGATAAATCGGAAGGTTTCTTTATATTGGATTGTAGAAGATTTGAATATTGCACAAAGCTCATCAGTACGAGCATCGATAACCTCAATTACAGTACGGTCGGCTTTATCACCCAATTATCTTCGGTTAGTTCGTAACGCTAACCCGCTTTTGCTGCTCCAGTCTTTCTCTGGAAGTTGAGACTATATTTTCATCCTCTTTCGAGGAGCCTATTCTTTCGAGCCGTCATTAACTTACGTGCTCTACTCTCCGACATGGAGATAGTCGTTGAACTTAGTGTATTTCACTAAGCTGCGAATCTTGCATTGCACCGGCAATAGAGGGATTTCTCCCACTTGTCATCCCTTAACTTATTTCTACTTTCGTTCTCTTTCGAGCATAAGGGCTTTAGCAAATAGTCGCAATTTAAATAGGTTCTAGTTGCACATTGCTGTACAACGACGCCAGTGAAATAACGTCCTTTCGCCGGATCCACACTTATGATGTATTTATCAGTAGAGTGGAGCGGACGATATACATTAAGCTTGTAGTACTTGTTGATAGTAATCGAGTCATTTTCAGATTCGTTTATGCACATAGCTCTGAGCTGTCGCAAATCTTCGGGGTCGAACGGAGAGTTCGAAGAAGCATTGTTCCACTGAAGAAGTATCTCACGACGGATCTTAGACCAGTCAAAGAGCATGTCTTTACACTGTTCCTTGAACCACTTACCAGGATCTTTGTGTCCAAGTTGCATATAGTTATATTCGATATAAATATATCCATTCTTAGAGTTCTTATCCATCCAGGTAGCAATTTCATCAGAATCCATATTGTAAAGATCTTCAGAGAATCTTGCTGCATCTCCACGAATTTCATATGCAAATTTACCCATGTCAGTTGACAAGTCGGAAGGAGTAGTAGTAAGAATCTTACCAATAGGTCTACCCTTAGCAACTGCAACTTCTGCTGCTTTCGACCATGCAGGGGACATCGCCATGTAGATGATTCTGTTGAACTGCAAGAATGCCATCTCGTCGATCCATACCCAAGACACGGTCATACCACGACCTAGCTCATCGGCAGAGATCGGGTTACGAGCAGATGCTTTAACGGTAATTTCGTTATGAAGTGCGTTAGAGAGTTTATTAACGTTTGAAGGACCATCTTTAAATTCACCCTTAGAGGTTTGAACTTTATCATTTCTGAGGTAATCGGGAAGCTCAGCTCTAGCATCTTTAAGACGCTTAAGGTTCAACTGAGAGTCTCCCAACTGCTTGTTCATAAAGAGGAAGTTCGTATACTCAGAAGCAAAGTTAAATACCCAAAGAGCGTATGCAATCACTGCCCAGGTTTTACCATGCTGACGAGGGAGAACCAAGTAGGTCGGAATATTGTTTAGACAACACCAAAGTGCTGCTAAGTTGCCACGATGGAGAGTAAATCTCTGTCCACCAGGGATATACATAACTTCTCTGATAAAGTACCAGAAGTTTCGTCTACACTCCATGATGACTTTCATCTTCATAGCCATAGACAAATTGGGATCTTTAGGATCCACTCCTTGGAGGTCTTCATCGTACAGTTTCAGGAAGAAGTTATAGTTCTTAACACCTTTTCTTCGAAGAATAGATGCCATTGCAATAAAACTTACATTCGTAGTTTCATAGTCAATTATATACTCATCGTATTCCTCATAAGTAGGTCTTTTGAGCATATGAAAACCTCCTTTCTACGAGAATGATAAATTAGCCGACTTCGAGTTCAGATACTTCACTCACATCGGTTGCTACCAATCTATTAGAAAGCTGGTAAGCCTTTTCCTTGAGGGACAGGAGATTTTCGTTTGTGGGATCGTCGCCGATTCTATCCTGGAGGGTTCTGAGGAAGTCCTTCAGTTTAGCAGCAACGAGAAGTTTCTCAGAAAGCGTATATACATTCTGAGTATCAAGCTCAAGCTCGGAGATCTCTGCAAAGATGTCTGCATTGGTCATCTTGGAGTAGTCCTTAACGATCTTGAGGGGATTTTCATGAGTCTGGGGAACAGATTCATCGAGATCGATATTGAGCGACTCAGCCTGATAAGACTCACGGAGAAGTCTACGAGAATCAAAGATATCGTTGACGTCCTTCTCAGGAATAACAGCGATATGCTCAGGCTCTTTCGATACATAGTTCTTAAGACACTCAGATCCAACCTTGGTAGTCAGATACTTAACAAGCGTCTTCCAGTCAGGGTTAGCATACTTTACACAGTACGCAGTATATTTTCTTGCAAGCTTATTGAACTGCTCAAGACAAGCCTTATCAGCCTGCTCGATGTATCCATTAGTGATAATGGACCAGTCTCCACCGGTAGCGAAGATGAACTTCTTGAGAGCAGAGTTCCAATTGTCTGCAAGACCATAGAGACGAAGATTGTCAGAAACTGCATCAGAAGTGCTATCAGTAATGATATCCTTCTTGGTGTTACCGAATACACCGAACCAGCTCATGTAACCGAGGTTATTATGGCTAGTTGTGATAGCCTTATTACGTACATCATAGTAGTGAATAAGGAGCTTCTTATATCTCGTGAAAGTGATATCTGTAAAGATATTTGCATAGAGCTCATGAACCAGCCAAGCTGCAAGCTCTTCTGCAGTAAATCCACAGTTATTATATTTACTGATCACATTGTCAAGATCGATGTCTACATCATATCTATAAATGTAATCGATAGTAAGAATAGAATCGCCGGTTACAGGCATCTCGGGAATAACGATAGCATAGAAAGGATCGTTGCTGTTGTTACGAGAGATATATACATTCTTACATTCAACGGGAGTCATCGTTTTCTGCTCATCTCCGAATGCTGCGTTAAGAAGGTCCTGAAGACGAACAGCACAATCACCAGCTGCATCAGGATTCTTAATGAGCTCTGCGAAGACGTCAGTTATATTAGAAATAAAGGTCTTCATATAAAGCCTCCTTGTGATCAAATTGTTATTATTAGGATGTTCCACAAGTAAAACTAGATGCCCTAATAATAGATACGAAAAATAACCCCATACCCGCAATTGGGTATGGGGTATTTAAACCTACATTAAGTAGAAATTATCCGGAGATTACTTCCCTTACTGAATTACCTCATGCATTCACATAGGAAATCTTGGCATATACTGCGCTCTCCATGCCAGTGCCGGTAGCAGTGGTTACGGAGTCGTCGTCGACAAGATTGTTGACTACATTAATCGTCGCCACAACAGGGTAGTACTCCTTGGTGAGGTAACGAGTGGAGATCATTACAGTGGGAAGGTTGTTCTTCGTGTTGCGGTACTTATTGGATACATAAGTAGCGTACTCATAGTGGTTAACAGTAGAGATGTTATTCTCGATGCTGTTAGGAATGAGGAATACGAAGAGGCGACCTACAGGAACACGCTCAGAGCTGAGGTAGAAGATCTTGTGAACATCGGAAGTTACGGAGAACTCATAGTCGATGCCGATCTCGCCTGCGAACTGCTCGTTTCTCTTGTAGATGTACTCAGTACCAGCAGAAGCTGCGATACGGATGTCAAGAGGGTTACCAACTACGCGGAAGTGGCAGTTGGGGATACGAACCTTGTTCTTAAGGATAATGCAAACCTTCTCGATGAAGGGACCGAACTCTCTGCGGATGAACTCTTCCTTGCCCTGTGCGAAGCTGGAAGTAGGAGTGCAGTTGAAAGTAGTGGTAAGAACAGCACCGTCAGCGAGCTCCTGGTACTTACCAAGAGTAACGATATCCTTAACCTGCTCAACTGCTCTGCCCATGTAGTCAGTGAGGAGAGCCATAGCGTCAACGTTGTAGTACTTGTCGGAAGCATCCTTGAATTCCTCAGACAAGCCATACTCGAAGTGGTCACCAACAGGGATGTTTACAGGAGTATGCTTCGTATCGTAACCAACGGAGAGTGCGTTGTTGTGAGTCTCAGGAGAGAGAACCATCTTGAACTTAACTGCAGTAATATCTGCATGGCTTGCAGTAACAGTTACGAGCTTGCCGTTGGAGAGGTCGAACTGACCCATGATCATGCCGCGCTGAGCAACGCCTTCCTTAGTCCAAGTAACAGTTGCACGGAAAGTACCGTTCTCTGCATCAGGGCTACGGAGAGAGCCGATCTCGAAAGCGACATCAGTGGGATCGCCGGTAATAACAACGCTGTCAAGAGCACTGTCGATACCGAAAGCGTTTGCAGTAGAAACTGCAGGACGATAGTTAGCAGCAGTAGCCTGAACATCTGCACCGGAGCCCTCATAGAGGTTGATGTCAGTGTCATTGATATTGAAGCCCATTACTACAACCTCACGGAGAGTAAGGTTAGCAGCAGCGCCGTCTGCGCCGGGAACGAATGCGTCGATGAACTTAGACTTGTTGCCAGCAAGGTCAACGATGTAAGGAATACGCTCGGTGAGCTTGAAGTTGTCAACCTTAGCAGTTACCTGCTTAACGGCACGAGGAAGGTGAGCAGAGATAAGTGCTCTCTCCTGGATACCGAAGGAGTTCATCATGATAGGGGAAAGGTCAGCAACAGAAGAAACAGCCTCGTTGAGCATCTGTGCGCCGACGTTCTCGTAAAGGGTATTAAGACGAGCCATATCCTCAGCAACGTACTTGTTAGCAGTAGCGTCTGCGCTGAGCTTTACGGACTCGGTGATAAGCTTCATATACTCAGGGGTACGAGTAATCTCGCTTACATTCTTGAAGGGGTCCAAACCTACCTTTTTCATGGCAGTCTGCATCTTGGTAAAATTACCACGGATGGCAGACTCGTTACAAGAGGAAAGACCCAAACTGTCTTCAGTGTAAATTCTCATAGACATATATTTATTCCTCCTATATAGGATATGATATTGTTTATTTTGAGTTATTGAAAATGGTAATTAAAAAACAGCAATTTTTCTTAATATTTAATATTATGTTAAAAATTACACAATTAATTCACTTTAATATTAGGGAAATAATTGATAATAATTTACAAATTTTGTGGTTATTTATCCTCTTTAGGATCTTCTGTGTTGCGAGCTTTGATAAGTTCGTCAATAATCTGCATAGCAATTTTGTATCTTTTCAAGAAAGAAATGTAGGCTACAACGTTTGATTCATAAGTATCGCTAAAAGTATAAAGTGAATAATTGTGAATATCGGTAACCATTTTAGACAGATTATCGTGAACTATCCCAACTACTTGTGCTTCACGATCGTTATTAGGACGGATAACCATTATTGTATTGTTAATAATATCCGTAATTTCAGAAGCTAATTTGGTAAACTTCTGATGCAATGTAGCATTGCAGAGTTTATACTGATTATCGGATATGGAAGTGAGGATTCTAAGACCAGGCGTCTTCTGGGTATCTGCCAGCATTTCATCTTCAGTCATAGAGCCGTCTCCAGCCATTTCTTCATCGGTAAACTCATCGGTATTATCTTCCATACCTTCCGTTTCATCTGCAGGACTGGTAGGATCGTCCTCCATAGGAGGTTCATCACCAGTAGCAGTAGGATCGGCATTATCAGAATCTTCAGTTCCTTCAGCAGGAGCATCAGCACTCATATCGTCTACAGGAGACTCCGCAGCGGGAGTCTCCTCTTCAACGTTCTCGGGCTCATCAGTAGGACTATCGCTGATACCAGCAATGATTGCATCTGACAAACCATATTTGCTATCTTCTGCTTCATTAAGGACTGAGACTTTCTTACGAGTAATAAGGGTAGATGAAAGTAAACTCATAAAATTACAGCTCCTCCCTTAGATCCTGCATCTGCAGCAATTCTAGCTCTTGTATGTTCGAGTCTCTGGTGAAGTGCGGACAACTCAGCCTTAGCCTTATAGTTACCCTTACGATCAGCTTCATCCATCTTAGTCTCGAGACGGTTCATCTGAGCGTTGATCTCAGCAATAGCTTTCGATCTAGCCTTACCTGCAGCATAGGGATCCATTTTAGTAGAAGACTTAAGATATTTAGGAATGAGGTAACATACTGCACCAACAATCGGATTCAATCCAGCAAGAGAGCCAATACCGCCAGCTACTGCTGCACCTACTGCTCTTCTCAATGCTTCATATGCCTTGTTGGCTGCATTACTGGTAAGAGGGAGAGAACGAAGCTTCTCAACAAGGACCATCTTACGAGCATCCTTATTCATCTTCTTCTGTTGTCTCTTTTCCTCTCTATCTTCTCTCTTCCATCTTTCTTTCTCTTCTCTACGTTCTTGCTTCAAACGAAGTTTCTCGGCTTTACGATCATCCTTCGCTCTCTGCTTATCTTCTTTGACTCTCTGTTTAGAATCGTATCTTTCAGATGCTCCTCTACGAGAGTCTTCATATGCATCATTTCTGCGGCGACGTTCGTCCTCATAAGCATCGTTCTTACGACGACGCTCATCTTCGTACTCGTCTTCCTCACGCTTATGACGCATATTCTTTTCATGTTCATAATCATCGTTAATACGACGATTGGTTCTTTCACGTTCATCAGAATAACGATCTCTCTTAGCAGTACGAGCATCTTCGTAATCATCGTCACGAGCTCTCTTTACTGCCTCATACTTATCGTCAGACGCACGCTTCTTTTCCTGATACCGGTCTTCCTCGCGGCGGTTGTCACGTTCATAATCATCATTTTGTCTACGACGATCATCCTCGTACTTATCCTGCTTCTTCTGATGCTTGTCGGCATACTTGTCGTCAGATGCACGCTTCTTATCAGCGTATTTGTCGTCTTCACGACGCTCTCTTACCTGCTTATCGCGTTCATACTTATCATCCTCACGTCTTTCACGAGTTTGTTTGTCTCGTTCATAACGGTCAGTATCTCTGCGACGATCATCTTCATACTTATCGTTCTTACGACGGTTTTCTTCTTCTTCATCACGACGACGATCTGCATACTTGTCATCTGCGGCACGTCTCTTATCAGAGTAACGATCATCTTCACGACGCTCTCTGGTCTGCTTGTCACGTTCGTACTCGTCAGATCTTTCTCTGCGTTCATCCTCATAACGGTCATCAGATGCACGCTTCTTATCTGCATATTTATCGTCTCTTCTTCTGCGATCCTCAGCATAATCATCATCCATCTCTCTACGCTTGTCAGCATAGCGATCATCAGACTTACGCTTATCGCGCTCATATTTATCATCGATAGGTCTACGCTTATCAGTGTATTTATCTTCAGACTTACGGTCTTTGATACGCTCTTTACGAGCTACTCTGTTTTCACGGCGAGTTCTAGCGATGCTTCGTCTATCCTCGTACCTATCTCTGTTCTTTTGCTTCTGGAACTCGAGTTCATCCTTGAGGATACCCTCTGTCAGAACACCGAGCATATTATTCTGAGTTGCTGCTTCTGCAAGTGCATTGAGCACTCTATCTGCAGTGGCTTCATCCATCTCCTCATCGGGAGGAAGAATATCATAGATATATCCGAGCCCCATCTCAACAAGAGGATTCACTTCAGTATCTTCACGATAGTCTTCATCGGGATCAAACTCATCGTCATCATCCTCATCTACAGCCTCAGTGATTGTTACATCATCGGGTGTTCTGTTCATATGAGTGATGTAATATTCGGAATCAAGAATCTTATCCTTGACAGTTTCAAAGAATCCTCCGAGTTTTTGCTTCGTCTCATAGATGTCAAAGGATCCGATAGCACAGTGCTCAACTACATCCTCACATTCGGAGATTGCATTGTAGAGACACTCAAGACCATAGTAGTTGTTTTCAACAGCTCCCCAACATCCAGCGAGAAGCTTTACAATGGTATCATAGATATCGGTAACCGAACGAAGCTCATTTGAGAGAATAGCTTCAATGTACAAAGGAAGGAACTTGAATCCACTGATAAGGAAGTCAATATCTCTTCTATTGTACTGAGAAGTCTGAAGCAATCTCATGAAAGTTTCGAAGGAAATAAAATGGTTAATTACAGGACCTGAATCAGCTCCTGCACTTGCACCAGGTCGAACAGAAGCAGCCTCGGTAATAGCTTTACCATCAACTGCAGTAATATGAGGAACTCCCATAGGTTCACTACCCTGATCAAACCAGTTGTGCATTCTCAACATGCGTTCACCAAGTCTTCTGGAGATCGCATTAGTTGCATCAATGTATTTATTTGTAGGATCCTTCTCTTTAAGGAAGAGGATCTTATTGTCAAATCTTCTGTATGCAGAATACAGAGGTTCAAATGCTTCTTTATCAAGACCGGTGATATTATTGAGAATACACTCGATCATTTGACAGAGCATGAAGACATCACGACAATCAGACGGGTCAGCTTTCTGATCGAATAACTGACATACTGATTTGATGTCGGTATTGTCACAATTCTTTATATTAGAAGCGAAGGATTCAATTACCTCAGCATCATTAAACTGAATATTAGTGATAGCATCCTGAATACTATTAAGGCGATCATACTTCGCCTTCATGAGTTCATTAGGATTCACAGGGTTCAAGTTTGTAGAATCTATGCTATCTAAAAACTTTTTACTAAGAATCATGTAAATGCCCCTTTCTTATATAATAAATTCATTAATTTTATGTTCCAAGTGTACTTTAATAGCCTTGAAACGACGGTTTTATCGGGGTAACGACTAACATTTAAATAATGAAATAAAACTTATTTCTACATGAAACTATGGGAAGGAGATAATAATTTCGATGGATAATAACACATTGTATATAATGTGTGAATGCCTGACACCTCCCGAAGATATCAGGACTGAAGTCCTTACTGAATCGACAGTTGAGTCTGCTTCTGGTAAGAAGATCAAGACTGTTACTATAGATACTTGCTTGCAATCGTTTGAAGTTGAAAACTGGAACGGTCGTATTTATGGCAAAAATCTTGTGCTTGATGCACTTAACAACGACGGTATGATTCAGAACGATATCAAGAAGGGACAATGGATTGGAGAGTATGGTCATCCGCTGGATACCGATCCTAAGAGACAGGTGGTCTTTAATCCGACAACGGCTTCACATAGAATTCTAAACTATCGTACCGAAGGTAACCTTCTGCTCGGTCATGTGCAGACTCTTGCCGGTGGTGCTGGTGATATGTTATGTGATCGAATTCTGCAGGGCGTTCCCGCAGCGTTCTCTCTTCGTTCTTTAGGTTCTGTCGACTTGGCAACCCGTCGAGTTAAAGCTCCTCTCAAGATTATCACGTATGACTCTGTTTTCCGTCCGTCTCATATCGAGGCATATCAAACAGAGATTCTTTCTGAATGTGCATCTTACGTCAATCTTAACGAGAGTGTAGATCTTTTTGCACCTATTAACGAATCGATTGAACAGATCAAATCGTATATCAGTGAAAAGAGTGACAACGTAGCTCGTGCAGCAGATTTCTTTGGCTTGGATAAACTCGCCATGGTACTGCAGGAGAATGGCACTGTAACGCTTATTATTGATGAATGCACTTCTTGTAACGTGCCGATTGAGTCAGTTATTGGTCTTCAGTATGCTGATGTTCTCGGCTCTAAGAAAATAACCAAAAGGAGTATCGTCTGATGGGAGAGGTCATGAGCAATATTTGGGCGTGGTGTCTCGATAATATTACAGTAGTAGTCACTGTTATACTGGCTATCATTGATATCACACCAATTAAATTCAACCCGATCAAAGCGATCTTAAAATGGTTAGGAAAACATTTCAATGCAGAACTGAAAACCGAAATCGACACAATTAAAGCTGATGCAAAAGCAACCAAAGAGAAAGTCGAAGAACTCGAACGGACAGTCGACAATAACGAAATGGACAGAATCCGCTGGGAGATTCTTGGATTTGCTAATAGTTGTCGTTGTGGAACCAAGCATTCAAAAGAAGAGTTTGACCACATTATCAGCCTTGAAGCCAAATACACAGATCTTTTGAACAAGACAGATACTACCAATGGTGTTTTTGAAGAAGAGTACAAGTATATCCTTGAGCTCTATCATCACTGTCTTAAGAACAATACTTTCATTTAAAAAAATAAAAGGGATAGTAGACGAGAGTCTACTATCCTATTTTGTCGTCTATAAACAAACCAAAAGAAAACTATGCACTATAAGAAAGAAATAAAGAAACTAATCGTATAAGTTTCTATTAATTTATTAACTTTTTAATATAGAAAGGGAGGGTGTTATTGTGGCTATTTCTGAATTTAAAGGTAAGTATTATTACCTAAGCAACTACTACACCAAAGACTTCATGTATAATGGAATAGTATTCAGTTGTGCTGAATCGGCGTTCCAATTACAGAAGTTACAGGATCCTAGCAAGATAAGATTACTTGCTAAATCAAGCCCAGATGAGGCTAAACGGATAGGCAGATCAGTAAGACTTCCTAGAGACTGGGAAGAAAAGAAACTCGGTCTAATGCTAAGTATTGTCCGAGCCAAATTCAGAGATCCTCAACTTCGTGAATGGTTATTGAATACCGGAAACGAAGATCTTATTGAGGGAAATACCTGGCATGATAATTATTGGGGCGACTGCAAATGTAGCAGATGCCGCTATACCAAAGGTAAGAATACACTCGGAAAGATTCTGATGAGAGTCCGTTATGATATCCAGAAAGAGGAAGAACGGAAACCAATGGAAATTGAAAGATTTCTCAGAGCACAGGCTTATTACAGAGATTATCTGTCAGATTTCTTTATGAAAAATATCGGTACGATCGATATTACCGATTATAATATTCATTTCCATATTGAGGAAATTAAATATTGGTTTGCATCCAAAGAATCGAAGACCACTGTTCATGTGTGGTTAGATGAGTTCGGTAAGGCAGGTAAACAGAAAACCGTCAATGACCTTGCTGACAAATTGATTCTGTTGGATGGACTTAATATTCTTGAACTTGTGATCACTTTTAAAGATCATGATATTTTCATCCGTACTAAAACCATGGATGAAATCATTGCGGAGATGCATGCTAAGAGATTGAAAGAGAAAGGTATAAATCATGGTAATTAAACGAATCAATATTCAGTATGATCTCATAAAAGGTAATTGTACTTTTACACCGTTCTATCCTGATATGATTACTATTATGACAGAGGCTGAATTAAAGAGCTCTGAAAATTATTCGGCATTTCTCAGGATCCAAAAAGATCTTGAGAGGCTTATCACATCTAAGTATTTCTATAGAGAAATAAATAGACAGACACAAGCAGAGATTGAAAAAGATATTATACGTGTATTCAATGAATACAAATACGATGTATATGATCAATGCTCAGAAGCAAACCATATCTATATAACTTTCACCTATACAGTAACCCCAAGTAAAAAAGGAAATAAGGAGAATCAGAAAATGGGATTTTTAGATGTATTACCAAAGGAACGTCATGATGTATTCAGAATCGAAGTTAAGATTAACGACAATTCACAACCTAGATCAGAGATCAAAATCTCTGCAACTGATATGGATGGTTTTAAGGTATATCCTGAGCGTTTGAATGCAGAATGTAGGGATTATATCCATGGTCGTATAAGAAGTACCGGCAAGATTACAACTCAGACTCTTGACAAATTGGCTGAGCTTTATTTGACAAAGGTTTACAATCATACCTTTGTTATCATAAATAAGAGTGAGGTTACACCTGACGGTAAGCAAGGCTTCGTAGAATTCTCTCTTGTGAAATGGAAACACGGAAGGTCCTGGTAATATGGCAGAAAAAGTAATCTATAAATATCCAAGTTATTATCTGATCACTGGGGTATGGAAGGTTCCTTATACTATCGTCAATGAACTATCTAAGTGGGATCCTGTTTATTTTAAACGAATCGAACTCGGTTACTTCTTTGACGAAGAAAAGAAAGAGCTTAGGATTCCAAGAGGATATCCTGAAGAGAATCTTGCGAGTGCTTTTCCTGATCATTATTTCCGAGATGTTGATATCGAGCCGAATGATCAGATAAATATCAAGCTCGAAAATTCACCTCGAGATTATATCCAGGAACACGTTCTTGCATTCATGCTCGGTGTGGAACCTTATTCATTTACAAAGAAAAAGACCCAGTTGTATGTAGATCTTGACACAGGTCTCGGTAAGACATACATAATGATTGCAACCATGTGTTACTTTAAGTCTCGTATGGTTGTATTCACACCCGCAATCACAAAGATTGTAAACCAGTGGATTGAAGCTGTATCAAACTTCACTTCTCTTAACCGAACTGAGTTCCTTCATGTTCAAGGAAGTGAAATGTGTGCAGACATCATCTCTGGTAAATATAAGCATATCAAAGTCTTCGTAGTTCCCAGATCAACAATACTTGCTTTCGTAAGAAAGTATGAGAATCGTTGGGACATGGTAACTAAGTTGGTAGATGCAATGAATGTTAATATCAAGGCTGTAGACGAGGCTCATATGGACTTTAACACAGTTGTCAATATTGACTGCTTTACCAATGTAGAGAAGACTTATTACATGAGTTCTTCTCCAAGCCGCTCGGAAAAGACCGAACGAATTATCTATAATCGCATCTTTAGAGATGTAATGAGATATGGTAAGAAACTCATATCCAAAGAACAGAAGCATATGAGACCTCTGATTCTACAGTTTAAATCTACTCCTACTGAGAAGCAACTGAAAGATATCAAGACAAGATATGGACCTTCTCTTGCTAAGTATGGAGAGTATCTGTTAGATCCTGATGGAGCTCGAGAAGAGTTCCTTGAGGCTTACACATTTGCGCTATTCTATTTATTGAAGCTACGAAGGCGAGGAGGCAAAGTTCTCGTAATCTGTATAACGGTTGAGTTTGCAGAACAGCTTCAGAAATATACCAATAGTGTATTCCCTTATCTTACCACAGGTCTATTTGTTGGATCTGGTAAAGATAAGAATAAAGAACTGGATCGAGATATCGTTTTCTCGACTATCAAATCCATGGGTACTGGTTCTGAGTTTGAGAACCATCAGCTTACTATTAATACAATTACCTATGCATCTGAAGTATTGGCAGATCAGATTTCTGGACGTATTCGTGCTCAGAAGAATCGCAAAGGTATTTATTGTGAGTTGGTTAATATTAACCATAAAGTAGCCCGTGAGCATTATGAGAAGAGAGAGCCTTTTCTTATCAGAAAAGCAAAGGATGGAAAGATCCTGATTCATTTGATCTCCGATCAAGATTTGCATATGATGTATACCTTCTTCAAACAAGGTTTTCGCTATGACGCCGAGGGGCGAACCGTCAATAAAGATGGTTATATAGTGATGCATCGCAATAAGAATAAGGATAAATAAATTTATACATCATACTTATGAGAATCTATGAAAGGGGAGAGCAATATGCAAATGACACGAATTGATCGAGAAGATATTACTACGGTAATTTACTCGATATTAACTCGTAAAGGTTTGTCTGTAAAGTTCAAGGTGAAATTGTACACCAAGGATAAAAACCAAGATGAGCAATTCTACCACCAAGAATTTATCTTACAGAAAAACAAAATCTCGATTAACTTGGCACCGAGACCATATTTGGAATGGGTACTTTGTCATCCAAATTCAGAAGGTGCTAAAGTCGTTATATATGTAACCGAGGTATTCAAACAGAGAATTGTACGAAAGCTCACAAAGATAGCTCAGGCTTTTGAAGCATATGATGATGGAGAAATAGATATCCTGACAGTAAATGCTACTGGTACTCATATCAGAAGTGAACTGGCTGGTACTATCAAAGTCGTCGTTGGTGTTCAGACACTTTTGTTTACACCGATCTTCAATGAGTCTGACTCTTCGGTAAAGATGCAGATCATAGCTGAAGGATCTGAGGCTTACATTTCTGTACAAGATTTTCTCTGTTTATATTACCGACTCAGAGAACTTAACTTCACACAGTTCACGATGCAACTTGTGAACTATATCGGCACAGGTCCTCTTGGTCATAACCAGATTGACTTCCGCCGAGACAAAGTAAACCAGAATATCGATATTGATGATACAGTTCGCTCACCTTCATTCAGCAAGATCAGCGTCATGGGTAGTCTAATCGATATAGAAAACCCGACCGAGATTATCAAGGTCGACAATAAGAATAATAAACCTAAATGGTAAGGAGAAACATTGATGGCTACGCCGATGATATTCAAACTTCGGGACGAAACCTACAGAGTAGTCCAAAAGAAGTTTTATCAAGACAAGCTGAAACAAGGTTATGCCTACCTCCTTAGTCAATATAATGACTATGTCTATCCCTATCGTGGAGAGGTAGATAGCCTGGACGAAGCTGTCCAAGTAGGAATTTATCTCATCAAGGGTCGTGCATTCCCCGTTCGTCCCAGAAATGATGAAGAAAGAATGATCTTCCATAAAGATAGAATCATTCAGCTCACACCTGACTGTATCTTCAGAAACCTGAATGATATGGTTATCGACCCTGTTATCGAGACAGAGGTTATTACAGACGGAGACGTTTTCAAACCTGCTCTTCGTCAGACTGATGATATTGCACTTGCAGCAATGAAGTATGCAATCGGTCAGAAGAATATCAACTTCAATCAGTACGGTCACAAGTTCAGTGATATGGCAACTAAGAACAATGGTCGTCGTGCACTGACTCATGGTAATACATTGAAGATGGATATGCTCTCCAGATTCGCCGATGTATTCGATTTGAATGCAGGTATTATTATCTGGGATAAGTATGGTTGTCCCAATCCGATGTCTCCTGATTATAGCACAGTTTACTGTGTATTCGATGATCAGGCTTTGGACTTTGATAACGCAGAGAAATATACTTTCAAAACCATCGAAAGAGAGGTATAACCCATGCAGAAAGAAAAGTATGCAAATGGTGATTGTACACTTGAGAAAATTGACTGCACTGATGGACTTACTGTTGGTGAACTCAAGAGTATTTTAAACTATCTCCCAAACGAGATGTCTGTCGTAGTTAACGGAGCATATCCGATAATCTATGTCAGCAATGTTCCTCACGAAAGTGCAGTTTGTTTCGAAGATGAAGATTGCATTGAGATTGAGGACTATATCTCCGAATTTGATATGAAAGATATAACCAATAATCCCGACCAGTTGTCACTATTCGATGACACTGAGAAGTGCACAGATTGCGATTTTAATCGTGACTGCGAAATGGATTGTCAAAATCCCCAGGGATGTTGTAAGAAACCTCCCGAACCCGAATTGAAACCTAGCGAGGACTAATATGGCATACAGCGTTCGATTAAGATCAATATACTTAAGAAACTTTATAGGTATTCAAACTGGTCTTGGTCGTAAAGAGTTGGAGGTCAACTTCAAGAAATTTAAGGATAAGAACATCGTCTTGATCATCGGAGACAATGCAACTGGTAAATCTACATTTATGAGTGTGCTTCATTGTCTTCCTGGTACAACTGATGGTCGTAATAAGTTTATCCTTGAAGGAAAGGAAGGAATCAAGAAGACTGTTTATGACAGATCTGACGGATGCCGTTTCGAATGTAAGATAGTCTATTCACCTTCTAAGACAGGTCATAATACAAAAGGATTCGTGACAAAGATCGAACCTAATGGAGAAGAGACCGAACTTAATGAGAATGGTAATATTACATCTTACAAAGAAGTAGTTCAGGAAGAACTCGGAATATCTGATGCAATTCTTAAGCTCGCTAATCAGAACGATGTTTGTAAAGGTCATGTTGATATGACATCAACTGAAAGAAAGTTGAATATGTCTACTTTCTTACCGGATGATATCTACAGTGGTTACTATGCAATTGTCGATAAGCAATACAAAGAGTTAAAGATGAGAATCAATCTCCTAGTAGAGTCTATCGGTAAAATGCATGATGAAGAAACTCTAAACAGAGAGTTAAAGATCGTAACCGAGAAGATCAACAAGCTCGTAGCTAAACGAGATAAGTGCATGCAGAAAATATCTGAATATCGAACCAGAATCCAGGTTATTAAAGAAACTGGAATTGAGGATAAGAATAAGGAACTTATGAAGGCAATTCGTAAGAACTACGACGATATTCAGAAGATTCAAGATAAGATCGAATCCATATTCGATGATTATAATCTTTCCAAGTTCCTTACAAGAGATTCAACAGCAGAGAAAATCAATACTCTGATTGCTGAGCTTGGTGAACAAGGAAAGGGATACGAAGTACAACTGATGTCTTTGAATAACTCAGTTACTGAACTTCGTTTAAGAAGAAATCTCTTGACTCAACAAATTGAGTCTAAGAAGAATTCTATTGCGGACCTTGAGACTAGCCATTCACTTGGAGAGTTAATCGAGATTCGTAAAGGATACCAGAGACAGATTAAGAGTCTCCGAGAAAGTATGCAGGATATTGATCCTGGTCTGACTAAAGAGAATCTGTTATTGGGATATGAGATAGTCAAGAATGTAAGAACTTTTGTCGACTCTTTCGGCGGATACTATTATGACTTAGTCATGGTTGTATGTAATGATGAGTATCGTGATTATAAACACGATGAGTTACTTGTCAAGAGAAGAGAGTTAATGGATGAAAGATCTGATATTTATTCTAAGTTAGCTACAATCGATTCCGATACCGACTCTGATAATATCCTCGGTAAGAGACCTGAGAATTGTAAGATTGATTCCTGTCCCTTTATCGCAACAGCATTCAGACTCAAGAAGTTCCAGGAGAAGATTCCTGAATATACTTCCAGACTGGATGAGATCGAAAAAGCATTGGTTCAGATAGAAGATAAGATTTCCAAAGCCGAACAGATCGAAGAGATCAAGAATCGTCTTGGACAGCTTATGCAGTATATCAATACCAATATCAGCGTAATTAAGAAGCTTCCCTATCATGAAAAGTATTCAACTCTTGAAGCTATAAAGAAAGCGATTTCCAAGAATGGTTCTAACCTTGACAATTGTGATGACTTTGATGAGTTTATTGCAATTCTTGAGTCAAAGGAAGAACTTGCAACTCTTGAGAATATCGAACTTCCTAAAGTAAATCACGAGATTGAATTGCTTGAAACTAAGGGTAAGTTTATCGAAACTACAAAAGAAGATCTCTCGAGACTATCTGAAGAGAAAGATCTCGTTTCCTCTAACATCGAGTCGAAGGAGAGTGAAATTGAGTCTATTTCCGATAGGATAGACTTCGTTAAGGGTATTATTGATGCCTTGGGAGACTTCTATAACAAACGATCTGAGTATGATTCGCTTTACGAACAGATCGTTAAACAAGATGAAGAGCTGAAAGCTATCAGTTCTCAAATGGAAGATATGAGAGAATTCCTTGAACTCATATCCGAGAAAGAAGAGAAACTCAAAGAGATTGATGATGAACTCGATCCGTTAACCAGAACCAGAGAGCTCTATAAAATGGAGCTTCTTAAGATTAAGGATAACAAGGTTGAGTTAGCATCTGTAGAAGCCGATATGGTTAACTGTGAAATCGTCCGTGCAGCATTGTCTGTTAAGGATGATGGTATTCCTGTTGGTGCTCTTGAGTTCTTCATGGATAGTGTCCGTACAAATGCAAATACTCTCTTGAGTAGTGCGTTTAATGGAAACCTCTATCTCGAAGAGTTTGTCATCAACTCTAAGGACTTCATTATTCCATATAAGAAGAATGGAGACCGAGGACTTGATGTATCCTACAGTAGCTCTTCTGAGCGTTCATTCATTTCGCTTTGTCTAACCTTGGCTATTATCGAAGAGATCGTTAATAGTTATACAATCGTCTGCCTTGATGAGGTTGACCGTGGATTTGCACATCAAGCCAAGAGTAAGTTCATTCAGATCTTGGCTACCCAGATTCGTCGTTCTGGTATCGAGCAGTTGTTTATGATCTCTCATAACTACGAGTTCTATTCCGGATATGATGTAGGTGTGATTGCATTCCCTGGAGCTAATATCAATGGCGATGATAGCGATGTTATTTATATCGAGAGGTTAGAATGAAAGTACCAAGAAGACCAAAAATGAATGCTCCAGGTGGAGTGAATAATACAATGATACTTGCAAAGGCTTCCACTGTTAAACCTTGTAGTTTATGCTGTGAGAAGCCTAAGGTATCTTGTTTCAATGAGGCTAACAAACCTACTGTTAGTCGCATGTTCAACTACACTCTTAAATGCAAGTGTGGTAGACAAGTCACACATTCATCGATTGAAGAATGTGTTAGACTCTGGAATCTCCGATATGGAATCCCATATAAAGAAGAGAACACTTCTGGATTTGTATCGGATGATGATAAAAATAATTATTTCAATTAAGGAGTTTGAAAACTATGATCGAATCCATCTTTACTATTTGTGCCGCTAATAAGGTATACAAGAATCACCTTGGTAACGTAAAGCCTACGGATAACGCCGATGAATTGGAACTCGTTGAGACTGTTGATGTGATGGAGAAGGAACTTGCAACTATTCTCCGTGGTCATATCATTCGTTCTAATGAGAACATCAGTGCAGATGACATCGATGTATACGAGTATATGTGTCAGGCAATTCATGGCATTCTCAGTCCTGAATTCCTTACTGCTACTGGTGCTTTTCTCACTATCGATCCTCGACAGATGTTCCTTTCCAGATTCAGTATTTGGGATACAATGCATGCAATCTATACCGGTTATCTTACCAAGAGCATCACCACCATTTACGATAACTACATCCACGGTCTCGAGCCTTGTACCATGGCAAAGGAAGATGAGAACAAGAAGATCCCCAAGGATATCAGAAGACCTTCTGCGAAGAAGATCCATGATAATACCAACAATAAGAACGATCTCAAGGATAAACTTGCTAAGGATGACTTTAATAATAACATCGACAAGAAGAAGTATGCCGACAACATGAAGAATACTGATAAGAAGGCTAAGAAGAAACTCACCGAGACTACCGAGATTCATAAGCCTCATGACAAAATCAGATTCATCAAGTATGAACCCGATGAAGAGAACATTCTTTATTTCATCGATGTTGATACATATCTGAGCAGAGTGTATTGCAGACCTGATGGAACTGCATATCACTTCCTTGGTATTGTAAATACTCCGGCATCCGTTTGCGGTGATATTGAATACAACAACGAATTTCCTCCTTGTTGTCTCGATAAACTTTGCTACCTTTGCGAAGTTGAGAATCCTCATATTCTTCACGTTCTCACACTTGCAGATATTGCAAAAGATTTCGTTACTACTCCCTGTACGAGGGTTATCGACGAAGAGACTCGTGATATTATGAGAACCAATATCAATATCCTCAAGGATAGATTCTACAGCGATCTCAACTGTGAGGAGAACCGTAGAATCATGAAGAGATTCCATTGTCAGTGGGCTTCTCACAGATCGCATCTCATTATTGATGAAAATCAGTTCGTTGAGTATGTATTGGCAACCATGGAAGCAACCGATGATCCTCTTATCGATACTGCTGTTGATTTCTGGAGCCATATTCATCCCGCAACCAAGAATGTATTTCTTGTTTGTCTCAATGAGATCATTGAGTGTTATAAGGAAAAATTCGACCCTCAGTCTGATGAAGTAACCAATGAAATGGTTATTTACAAGGCTCTGGTGTCGTTTTATAATAGAGTGAAAGGAGAATGACGCTATGTCTATTAAATTTGAACTCGACGCTAAAGTAACTGTATCTGAAGGTGAAATGAGATTCGCTTACGAGGATCTCATCAGGGGTATTGACCTTACCGAGGATCAGTACATCAAGATCCACAAGCATGACAATGTTTGTATCAAACCCAAGATGGAATTCGTAAAGGATAAGGGAAGCATCTCCGATGGTGACCATACCTTCGACGAACTCTATCATCACAGAGCTATCCTGACGGCTCTCGTTTGTCAGGCACATAAGGATAAGTGCTGGAAGTCTAAGCTCCATTCCGATGGAACTATGTTTGATAACTACTTCATTGTAGGTATCAATACTCCCGAAGGACCGGCAACTTATCACTATCCCATCGCTCAGTACTGGAATCTCTTCGACGTTCAGGAACTTGAAAGAGCACCTGAGTGGGATGGTTCTACTGCAGATGTCTGCATTGATCGTCTGAAGCATATGCTTACCGCAGTTAAGCTTTAAGGAGGATCACAACACATGAAGCCTTATATTATCTGTATTGAGGGTAGTGACAGTAGTGGAAAGCAGACTCATACCAAGATGCTTGCAGAGCGTCTTACTGAGTTAGGTTATAAAGTCCAGACTATCAGTTTCCCTCAATACGAAAACGAATCATCTGTATTCGTTAAGAAATATCTGGCTGGTGATTATGGACATGATGCCATGCAGGTTAATCCCTACGTGGCATCCATGTTCTTTATCCAGGACAGAATGGTATCTTACCTCAATAGCTGGAAGTCTATTGTGGAGAATGAAGATCTTGATATCGTTATCATGGATCGTTATGTAACTTCCAATCTTCTTCATCAGGGATGTAAGATCGATGATGAACAAGAGCTTTTGAGATTCGTAATGTGGGAGAACGATCTTGAGTATAAAAAGCTCGGTCTTCCTGTTCCGAATAATGTGTACTATCTCGATATGCCGAGATGGGCAGCAAAGATTCTGTCAGCTAACAGAGCCAATAAAGCAACTGGCGGAACTCAACAGGATATCCATGAAGCAGATGAAAACTACATGGAAGCTGTATATAAGAGATCTGCGGAGATTTGCAAACTCTGTGGCTGGACACATGTCAAGTGTGCCACCATTGGGTTTGAAGCAGATCCAAAAACTCAGGAAACGGTATGCATGAATGATATCTTTCCTATTCAGGATATCAATGATCGTCTTATGAGTGATATTATTGCATGCCATGATCTTTGGAGAAATAATATAAATGTAAGTGGAGGAAACAACAATGACTGATTTTGACAGAAAGTTTATCGACATGTGTAAGAAGATTCTCGACGAGGGTGAGGTAGTTCCCTGTCGAGCTAAGTGGGACGACGGTACCCAGGCAAATACTATCCATATCACAAACGTCGTTAACGAATACGACGTTGGTAAGGAATTCCCGATTATGACTATCCGTAAGCAGGGTATCAAAGGTCCTATCCGTGAGCTCCTTTGGATCTTCCAGCAGAAGTCCAACAATGTCGGAGATCTTGGTCTCAATATTTGGGACAGTTGGGCAGATGAGACCGGATCTATTGGTAAGGCATATGGATACCAGATCGGTAAGAAGTATGTTCACCACTGGATCAATAAGCACAATGAACCCGATATCCAGACTCTTCTCAAGAAGGATTATCCCAGCTATGAAGAGATTGATTCCAATCAGTCTGACAAGGTATATGTGCTTCTGGACCAGATCGATGCAGTTATCTGGGATCTTCGTCATGAACCCACGTCTCGCAGAATCATGACCAATACATACAACCTTGAGGAGCTCCATGAGATGGGTCTCTATCCTTGTGCATATTCCACCACCTGGAATGTATTCAATGGTAAGCTCAATCTTATCCTCAACCAGAGATCTCAGGATGTTCTTGCTGCTAACTACTGGAATGTCTGCCAGTATGCTGCACTTCTTGTAATGGTTGCTAAGGCAACTGGTCTCGAGATTGGTAAGCTCACTCATGTAATCTCTGACTGCCATATCTATGATCGTCATGTAGATATCATTAAGGATCTTATCACAAGAGAAGGTCATGCATATCCCAGTGCAGTTCTCTTCACAAATGAGTCGGTCAACTTCTATGACTACGATCCCAGCGATTTCGTAGTTGAAGGATATGAGGCAGATCCCTCTGAAAAATTCCCTGTTGCCGTATAAAGGAGATAAACCATGAACGGTTTGAAACGACTTTTCTTAAAGCTTCGTTCCTGGGTGATTTGGTCGTTCAGTGATACTTTCCATGTCGAGAAAGATAAAATTGTAACAGCTGCTATTGCTGCTATGGATAAGTTCGGTGCTATCGGTTGCGATAATGAACTTATCTTCCATAACAAGCAAGATATGAAGTACTTCAAAGAAATCACTAAAGAGAGTATCGTAATCATGGGTCGAAAGACTTTTGATTCTCTCAAGAAACCTAATGGTCTTCCTGGAAGATTGAATCTCGTGGTTTCTAGAACTAAGCATCCTTGGTCTGATTCTGTATATTGGTTTACTTCATATGAGAAGGCTATGCAGTTTGCACTTGCTTATTCTTGGAAGACATCTCGTTGCGAGAAAAAGGTCTTTGTTATCGGAGGAGAGCAGATCTATCGTAAGGCTTTGGAATATGACCAGAGATATAGTATAGACTATATCTATGCAACTATATTCAATGAAGCTGCAAAGATATCTGATGCACATTTCCCCATTCATTCCACTATCTATTGCCAGAGATATGTGAAGTGTGAGCAGAGATCAATCGACAATGAAAATGGAGTTGTTGTAGGCACAATTAGTATCTATGCACTTCCCGAGAAAGTATCTCTTGGAATCAAACTCAGATTGCCTAAAATGTAAAATAAGAACCCATGGGAGAAATCCCATGGGTATCTTTTTATTTTTTTTGTGAAAGGTGAGTAATCA